ACAATCATCATACCAAGCGCAGTCCACGCCATACGACGCTTATTGACTTGGTATGCTTGCTTATCAGGGATCAGTTCGTTCATAGGTCAATCCATCCTTTGTAGTAGAGCCACGCCCCTGCTCCGCTGACCGCCGCAACAATGAGAAGCAGTACAGCAAAGACGGTCATTATCATTTCAGCACGTTCTTCGGCCTCTAACTGCGCCTGCCGCTCTGCCTCCTTGCGTTGTGCAATAACTTCACGGCGTATCTTCAGCAGCTCCTGATAAGCGGAAAACCCTTTGGTGTTGACGATAAACTCACGCAGTTCAGCTTCAGCAGTCTTTGCGTTCTGCGCTTGCGTCCACGTAGCCATCGCCTCTTCGTTAGCTGTAGCAAAGATGCCGTTCTTCTTTTTAGCGTGGGCTTTCTTTGCACCGTCGGTGGCATCAAAAAACCCAGCGATCTCTTTAGACAGATTGTGCAGTTGCTTACCTGCAGCCACACCTGTCTTGATCGCCGCCAATGCTGTTAGCGGGTCCATGGGGTCACCTATTTTTGATTTTTTGACGAAATTTTGCTAAGGTGTGCGAAGTTGGAGTTCGCAATGCTCAAAACACTAACAATTCTAGGTGCCAGCAATACTCTTGTTTTCGGGGTACTAACTCTCTTTGCCGATAGCGATAAGTTCGCAAACAATTTGATTGCAACAATGATCTTTGGAGCGTTCACCTCAATCTTAGTGACAACCAAAATGATGTCATCGAATAGAGAAAACGTTGACTTAAGCAAACAATCTTGGCCCAACGATGTCGGTGGTGGAAGCGGGTTTTAAGGCATCCGTGTCAGCACCATAACCAGCATTGCGATGCCGTTAGCAGGTCGGTCTTTTCACTTATTTTTTACAAATGGTATGTTTTGTGCTAAATAATCAGTACAGGATGGCGGCCTCTGCTGAACCGACAATCCAGAAGATGTCCTAGTGTATCCCCAAGTGGTCCAAGTATACCGCCATCCTCCTACGGCATCCGCGTTAGTAACCTTCGACGGCGACCGTCGCATCATCAATAGCCCGCACCTCAAAAGATGCAGACTGCCGACTTTCTCGGTTGTCCATATTATGTTCCTCTAAATGTTTAGAAATTTAAGTCGTTAAGACTTATATGGTGCGGCGAAAGCCGTCCTATATTTGCCTTTGCGTGGGTTGATCACTCCACCGTGTCAGCTCACGCATTGGCACACTGCCATTGTGTCGCAGTGTAGTTATTGATCTCATTTTAAAACCAAGCCGTACAATTAAGCACAACATACTCCCTATTTGTTGTTTGAACTTGGGGTGAGGCTCCTGTTAACGTTGGCTACGAAGAAACTTCCTCACCCACATTTTCTTGGCTTAAAATCGGTACTGTTGCACCTTGGATCATCAAATCATCGCCAGCAGGTAAAGGTTCTAAGCCTTCCTTTTCGCGCACTTCGTTCGGTGTTTTAATGCCGTTCTGAATTGCAGTCGCGTGGGCTTCCATACGGGTCTTAAGGTCACCGCGAAGCAGGCTATCCACGTTAAAGCGGACTTCCATGTCACTCTCACGGCCAAATAGTTTCAGGTTCATCTCTTGTTCTGTCTGTTCAATCCACCGACGCAGCGTGTGCTTTACGAAATGCAAATCCTGTTGCTCCACATTGGAGTATGTTCCATCGCTCAAATCTTGGATGAAAACTGGCGGCAATGAATAGATACGCGCGATTTGTTCGATACAGAATTGCTGCAACTCTAAAAGCTGCATCTGCTCTGGGGAGAACCCAACAGATCGTAGTTCGTGACCTGCAGGTAAAGCCATGACTGGCAGCCCTTCCCGCGCTAGCTTCGCAGTCGTTGCCACGACATCCTCGGACGCCCGCTGAGCTGCTGCACCGCTTTGAAATGGCCCTTGCAGTACCGCTGGCGGAATGCCACCAGACTGGAAGGCTTTGGAGCCATAGCGGGCTGATGCAATAGCCAAACCAATGATGTCTTTATTGGCCATGATCGGGCCACGTATATCGATCTGATTATGCTTCTGCATAAAGGTCAGATCAATGACCTCTGAGGCTTGATAGACGCGGCTTTTACTGCGGTAAGTTTTTGTTGGAAACTCCGACGTCATAACTTCTTGAACATGCAGATCAGCAGGATCAAGCGGAACGAGATCGGTAACATCACCGCGACCATTACGAAGTATAAGAGTAACTGAGCGTCCACCTGTTAAGGTTTGCTCATAGCTGTACTTGCGCCACTGAAACGATGATGTCGTTGGATTGATTGCACGGTTAAGCCACGTGCCAATACCGTCAGTAACACGCTCGTTTCCGCGATACACCTCAAGCGGCAAGCTGGCCAAGGTGCCTGAAATAAAATTGACCGCTGCCCAAACAGCAGGAACACCAAGGGCAGTGTCAATATTTACCGTCACACCTGACGTCGAATGGAAGTCTCCCCAGCCCATCAGGTGCAGAAAGTTGTCTGCCGAAACAGGCACAGTTGGGTTTTCGAGTGACCGCGCCTCAGCTTTTTTAAAGTTGTCAAACAGACCCATGCTGTGGTTTCCTTGATCTATGGAAATTCTGCGCAGAGCCTTGATTGTTGCGTTGTGGGCATACCTTGTGTTCACATATATTCTGCCGTTTGGCGGTGTAGTTATGATGCAAGGGATCGACGAAACAAATCGCTCTGAACTCTATTCAAGTTTCGGCATCACGATTGCGATAATCGTAGCCTTTGGATTGATTGGCAATTTACTTATTAACTGGATTTTCAAACGGCCTACGGAAGACTAAACAGCCAACTTGAAGTCTGGATCATCCCACGGCGAGGTTGGCTGTATTAAGTCGTCCGCACTCATGCACCCTAACGCCATTGCAAGCGCAACCAGTCCGTCGATCTTGCTGTTGCTGCAACAACACATACATTTTTCTCAAATTTTTATAGATATGATTTAAGTACAAAAATGTGCTAATCAGAAAAAAATAAAAAATATAAATTGAGGCAGCCCATTGACTTTTATAACGCAGAAATTGCGCACTGTTAGGCTATTAGATTTAGCTAATACGCAGAGTTTCACTAATCCAAGATTGCAACGCTTTGCCTTGGCATTTATTGTGTTGTTTCCTGAATTACCAATATTTGTTTGGTACCTAGCGACGCATGTTTAACAACAATTAAACTGCTAACTTGTAGTCAGGATCATGCCACGGCAACGTCCGCTGTATCAAGTCGTCTGCGCTCCCGTCTTAAAAGTTGTCAAACAGACCCATGGTGTGGTTTCCTGTGCTTAAGGAGTTTATAATGAGATTGATTTTATTTTTCGTGCTTGCGTTGATTTCAGTAAGCCAAACCGCCGCCGCAAGATCGTACACTTGTGAAATGCAGAGCGCGATGCTCTACGAAGCAGACGGTGAACCCAAAAAATGGCAGGTGACGCTCTCCCAACAGGTGATGTGTTCTTAACCGTTAATGAAGATACTTTGGCAGTAAGCATGCCCAACCAAGCACCACAAATTTTTAACCTTTTGTTAAAAGAAGATTTAGGTGGTGGGTACTGGGCGCATTACAGCAGTGACACCGTGTACATGGTCAACTCCGTATTGCTATTAAATGATGACAGAGCCAAAAAGCTAGATGTTACAATGCTTGGTGGTAAATTAGATTTTGTCACGATGCTCGTTTTGCTCTGTCCACACTAAACAGCCAACTTGAAGTCTGGATCATCCCACGGCGACGTCGGCTGTATTAAATCGTCCGCACTCATGCACCCTAACGCCATCGCAAGAGCAACTAGCCCATCGATTTTTGAGTAGCTTTTTGCTTTGTGCAGCTTTCTGTTTCCAGCAGGATCGGATTGCACAACTGCACCCGCCGCACACATGTTTAAGATCGGGTTTCCGCCATGGTGTAACTTCCGTTCCGCAACTAAGCGTCCCAATTTATCTACCGCAGGCGACATATCACGAAACCCCTGCCCGAATGCTTTCATCGGTATCTGCGCACCAATGTTATCCAGCTCGCGCTGGAAATCGTTGATGCGCCAGCGGTCATACGCAAGCAATTGCAGGTCATAAGTTTCAGCAAGTTCCGCAACGGTCTGTGCCACAACAGCAGGCTGAATGACTGGCCCATCTATTGTGTGCAGAAATCCTTCGTCGGCCCAAAGATCATAAGGCGTTTTCTCCGCTTGGGATTTATCACGCAGCCCATCAGACGGAAGGAAAAAATGAGGCTGTATGTGAAACTTGTCCGCTTTGGGAAAAACTAAAACGAGAGCCGTGAGGTCACGGCTAGCTGACAAGTCCAATCCTGCGAAGCAATAATCTCCGTGCTCGACGTTGGGAGACGCGTTGTTGGCCTCCCACTCTGCCCGAGAAAGGAATGGCGATTGCGCCTCGATCCGTTGGTTAAGGTATAGCCAACGGAAACTGTTGGCCTTTGCTGGGAGCCGTTCGGCCTGTGCAGCAAAGTCTTCAATATCTGTTTGTGATCTAAACTGCGCCATAGCGGGGTTCGCAGCCGCCCATGCTTTGCGGTCTGACAGTTCGCAATCTTTTGGCGCGGTGTAGAGATGCGACACGATACGTGGATCAGCTGAGTTTGCGGCATCGTCTAACCACAATGAGAATAGGTCACCGTCCGTGGCGGCTTGGGTGCTGATGGCAATCAACAGGGGCTGATGATGCGCACCTTGCGCCGTTTCAATAGCCTCCACGAACGGATCGTGAGGACCACGCACCTGCCCGACTTCGTCAAGCACGGCTAAGGTAGGGGATAAGCCATGCGCGGTCCCCGCTTCAGCAGAGATTGCTTTATATTCAACGTTACAGGGCAAACCGACCAATGACTTCTGACTTGGGACAATACGCACAATTTTTGTTAGCTCATCCGACAGTCTGACCATCTTTTCAGCAAGTTTGAAAACCAAAGACGCCTGATCGCGTGACCGCGCACCGCTGATGATCTGGCTGTTCTGCTTGGCCTCTGGCCCCACCAAGTGAGCAAGGACGATAGCTGCAATCAGTGCCGACTTACCGTTTTTCCGAGCCACCGAAAGATAAGCGCGGGACGTGCCAGCTGGATTATCGTATACGTCGAGAACAAACTTACGCTGAAAGTCTAACAACTTTATCGGCTGGCCAACTTTGCTACCTTCTGGGATCAAGCAGTAGCGTTCGATGAACTGGCAAACCTTTTCTCCGCGTGTCGTCATTTTTATGGTATCTTCCTATCAGACAGTAAGGAACACTTTCATGCCAGAGATCAGACGAACAATAACGAACACATTTAAAGATGCTCAAGAGTGTGAAATGTTTATAATTATACTTAAGCAAAAATGGTCTGAATTTGATGGAAAGCTAAGTGATAAGTTTACCGTCGAAATTGCCACAGATGTCGCTGATCCGTGTAGGCATACTGCCTATTTAACAGCTCAGTCTGTTGAAGATTTTAAAATTGTTGACGAATGGGCAAAGAGAGAAGTGATCCCATTACGCGATAAGTTAGCTCCCAAAAGTAATACTTTCACTTGTGAACTGTATGCTAGCTTTGAGTTCGGCGGAGATTAACTTACTGCGGCCTAGCGATCAAATCGTCTGCTTCGACCTTTGCAATCGCTGAACGTGCTTTCGTTTCTAGCTTTGCAAAGCCATTGAGTGTTCGGGGATCGGAAGCAGTTTGGTTGAGGGACATGCTGCGAATGACCGCAAGCTGCCTTCGTTCGAGTGTATCAATGACCGACAACAGCGGATTAGGGATTGGTGTCCCACGCTTGTTTTCGACCATCATTCCGACTTCGTCTAACTCTGTTTGAGCAGTACGAATATCGGCTTCCATGCGCACTATTTTAGCCAGCAAGATTAGATCCATATCGCGCCAATCTTCGCGTGCGCGGGCGCGTGAAAACTGATGCCAGATTATACGCTCTAAATCTGTTCGCAGTTCGATCCCATCAGGTAACGGCACATCAGACATCATACCCGCGAAACCTTGGACAGCTGCAGTCGTGCTGGATTTATCTGTTCGACGTTTCTGCGACATGGATAATTGTGTCCGATTTTAATGTTAAAATATTGGGCAGATATTGACGAAGACCGCACAAAATTAAGGCATAACTTTGATTAAAACTGGACAAAGCACGTTTATATTTGACCAAGCGGTAAAGTTTGATTGACCCTAGGGAAGCCAACACAAGGAGAACGTTATGTCAGAGTATGATCCCGATTTTATCGGGCCGATCAGGGCACCCGACTATCTGCCCCTTGAATTTCAAATTATCTTCATACGCTCTGTGCTGAAGAATTGGATGCAACCAGAAAAAGAACACTTCGCGTATCGCGATGATGTGCGTTTCTAGCTAAAATTTCCGTAAACGCAGAAAAAGACGAGAGTGGACGCCGGTTTGTCCGTAACTTGTATTAGTGATTGACCCACCCCCCATCACAGATATTCTAAATTTGTAATTGGAGATCATTATGTCTACACAAGAATGCGTTTTAACATCCACTAACATTGTTACCTTTGCTTCTCAGCAAGATTTGAATATCTGGTCTAATTTTTGGCACACACGCGACCAAGAGTTTTTTGATGACTTGCGTGAAAAAGGTTGCATACGATTGGTGAGAGGTAAGGTTTGGAATAAGGAAAATCTAATCAAAATCTCTCACCAATATGAATATTCCAGTGCAGAAGCATACACTGCTTGCCAAGAGGTCATTCAACAATGGCAAAAGCGTGATGACTTCAAACAAATGGTAACATCTTTGAATGTCAAAATTGAGGCATTCAGAAGTGCAGTTGTAGCAGAGTTTACCTAACAATTAACACAACACTAGAGGAGGCCAACATGTCTAAAGTTGTAACTATCGTGACCTACAAAGAGATCATTGATGAAGGAAAGTTAGCTGCTTACGCGGCTATCGCACCAGCTACAGTACAAAAATATGGTGGTCAATTTTTGGCGCGTGGTTATCCAGTGGCACTGCGAGAAAGCGGGCAACAAGAGCGTACTGTTGTAGGTGTATGGGAAAGCCTCGACGTCGCATTGCAGTGGTATGAAAGCCCAGAATATCAGGAATGTTTAAATGTTCTGGGGGACGGTGCAGTACGCGATATTAAGTTTCTAGAGCATATTTAATTGACACTTGGATGCCTTGGATCGATAGGCCAACCGTCTGCGCCTATCGTTGCGTCGTAACCCAGTGCCTCAGTCGATTGGATGTCGCCACGACAAGAACGTACCTGTGCAGCAATTTATTGATCGTGGCATCAACGATATTGAACAGATCAAATCAAAATCACGTTGTTCCCACTGTGGCCATCGTGGCGAACCAGAGATCGTGATTTATTTTAGAAACAAACAAGACGTGGAGCGAACGTCTGAAAAAGATGTGTGACGACTGGGAGTTCAGCAGCCGCCACACAGGGAAACGACCCAATGGGTGTCAAGGTCGTGTATCGAGCAGATGAAAGGTAAGATCGATCCGAGCATAGGATTTCCAATCTTAGTGAAAATCTCAGGATAATCTCACGTTTTATCAACCCCCCAGTTGCGATAACTGCGAAATTTTTTCCCAGATGTCTGAACACGCCTGTTTTTGTGCGTTCCAAAGCTGCTGATAATTCAGCCCCAAGCGATCCCGAATGGCCCTTGGCCGCATACCGCTGGCCTTTAAGTATATCGCCTTTTTCAATCGGTCGCGATCGCCCTTCTCCATCAAAGCCACGTGGTGCCACAACTCCAAGATCATCTCTGCCCGCGTGATCTGCTGCGCCGTTGGGCGTGGTGCTTTTGTTTCTGCGGATGGCAGATTTTCGATCTCGCCCTTCAAGTACGCGCTGACCAATTGCCATGCCGTGACCTCATCCACACCATCAGGCAGTGCAGACTTCTGTGGGTAACCAGACCGTGGCGGTGCGGCGTATGCCACCCGTGACACCGAAACAGCGTCTCGGAGCAACTCCCAAGCGATGTGGGTGCCATCGATGCGCGTCCCTTTGCGACGTTTGTCGTTTGCCGCATCAGTGCCTGCCTTGATCGTTGTACGCCAATCATGCGTGCATAGTCGTTTCAGCTTCTCTTCTGTCAGCATCGCCACCGTCCTTTGATCATCGGAAAATAAATCTTGCTGCGGCCCTGTTGGCCCACCAGCACCTGCCCGCGCTTCACCAAGGTGCGCAGCGCAGCCTGAAAGTCTTCGTAGGAAAAGTTGACCTTCTCGAACAATTGCTTCGTGGTGATGCCGTTATGCGCGTTGATGTGGTGCAGCACATCTTTGGTGCGATCTGGCCGCTTGTACTCCTTCAGCCTAACGCGGAGGTCACAGGGCAGCGGTGGCCGCTTTCCTAAGATTGCCTGTTCGCGTTCGTACTTCAGCATCAGCTTGCCTAAGCGGATTTCATCCATGGCCATTCTCCAACATGAATTTGCGCATGAGGATCAAACCGCGCTGCGCCTCAGACCATTGCTTGCAATCGCGTTGCAGCACCCGCCGCCGATTGGCCAAGCCATTCAGCTCCTCGAGGCAGGTGATTGTTTGCAGTGCCTGCTCAAATTGTTTTTCACCCAAATCAGCCCAATCAACCGACAGCGCGTCACCCGCAGCCAGACGAACCCCCCTTAAGGGGGTTCTAGTCTGGGGTTCCGCTGTCGCGTGGTCATCTCGACCGACACTTGATGTCGAAGGTGTCGCAACAGTGTCGCTACCATCATCTAAGATATTGATTTTAAACCATTCTGAAAATGACAGGTGTCGCTCAACTGTCGCAACAGTGTCGCAAATTCCAGTTTCGTCATTCTCAAAAACGACACCCCCATCCATGGTGTCGCAAAAAGTGTCGTTCCTTACGTCACCCGACGGATAGTTACGGTAATTGTCATCGCCACTAAACTTGACCCGAACAGATGCATTTGGGTGCGTTTCAAGGAAATCCTCGATCTGACGGAGACTACGATCTCGGGAAGTCATCTATTTCCCCCCTTTCAATCGCCTTGCGCACCCAGCGTTCTGCCGTTCTGCGACTGCCATCTAAGGTGATCCAAACCTCACGAACGAGATCGGATTTTTTGAAGTCACCCTTGCGGCGCAACTTACGATCCTCATCAACAACAACCGTGATCGGATTGATGGTTTGAACTTCCTCTTCGCTCATCGGCCCACGCAACTCAGGAACTAGCGTGTTGATCTCATTCAAATCCTCATCGCAAACCCCAAGACCAACACTGATCATATCAAAAATGACAGGCTCCATCAGTGCCGCATCTTTGCTTTTGGTGTTGGTTAACAGCGTGGCGGGAAGCTGCATCCCCTCTTCCTCAAAGGGTTCCACGCGGAACTCATGATCTACCGCTGCAGGCAGTTCAGAGGCACCCCTTGCGCGGTGCTGCGCAGCATCAGAGTGGCCCGTGTGATGCACCAGAAGGATTGCGCAGCGATGACAAGCGCAGTCTTTACCTCTGGCTCAACATAAGCCGATATTTTTAACTGTGGACGTGGCTTATAACCGTCCGTAATGTGACCCGCAGTAGGTTCCATGTCTTGCTCTCCTTTTGGCCCCAAGCGGGGCGTTTCAGATGCAACAAGATTGGCTTTGGTTAGGTGAGTAAGTCTCAGTAACACTCTGGTAATGCACAAAGAATGATTGGTCTGACAAAGTGATGACTTGGTAATTTATTGAACGTAGTCGTTTGTTTTCAGTTGCTTAACTCACCAAAAAAAAAGCCAAAAAAAACGCCCTTACGGGCGCATTTGGTTTCTCTCTATGTCTTGCTGCAGTGATGGCGGTGGTTCCGATATGTAAAGGGACGGACACCTACCGCCATGAAGGATAACTTCGCTGTCCTTCGATAGGGGGACAGAAGTGATTTCCCTTTATAGGGGTCCCTTAGCTCAAAATCTCTTGTTACGCATTAGCTGAAGTGCAAGTTCAGCATAGTCTTCCATTGATAGGTCAGCTGTGCCGAAAGGTATAAGGTCATGCCCACCCTGCGCACATCCTATGACTGCCAGAGGAACGCGACAGCGCGGTGCAACACGGCCATTCTGATACACGACTGAGGGCCACTGTTGTGTCTTGTGCGCGGTTCTACAGGCTTGCTCCCACGCCCCTGCTGGAATGCCATTACCTTTGGAGCGATACTTGTTTTCAATCACAAATGGGAAATCCGCATCCGTGCAAATCAAATCACCCAGATGGTCAGCCTCCCTACGCTGGTCTAGATTGCGCTCAAACGTCAGTCCAGTCAGCTCCCCTAACCGCTTACCGTTCTTGCGCTCATGGTATCCGCCTTTGCGCTGATTGCTGCGGCCTCTCTGTGATGCATTAACCACGGGCTGACATCGCCTCCTGCTCAAATGCTTCGATTTCCTGCAGGCTCCAGCGCGACCAACGCGTGGATAGCTTTACAGGTTGTGGAAACTTCGGGTTCGTCCGCGCTTGTGACCAAACCCACTGGCGTGTTGAGCCAAATCTTGTGCCGACCTCAATGTCGGTAAGCCATACTTTATCTGTCATGTTTTCACCCAAATTTACTGGAACAGACAGTTAAGTTTCGGATAGTCTCAATAAGGGAAAACCCCTTAGTTGTGTTAAATTTTAAAAATTTTAAAGGAGAACAGTAAAGTGGGTATCTGGTTTGAGGTTATGGTAATCGCAATCTTGTTATACATGGCTTTTAAATTACGCGAACTAACTCAGT